GAGTTTGGTTGCTTATCTTTTTTAAGATCAGCAATAGCATCTTCTAAGTTATCTACCCTGTCTTTAAGTTCTTCATAGGACTTAGCCCAGTCAGCTTTTTCAGCAGGACTTTCTTCCAAATCTTCTGTTTCAGCAGAATCTTCTTCTTTAGCAGGTACGTCATCACTAACATCTCTTACGTCAGCAATAATCCCTTCTTCTTCAACAACGATAAGCTGTCCATCCTCTAGGATATATTCTCCTACTGGCATAGCCACCTTTTCATCGTCTGTTTTGATGAAAATTTCTTTTCCTTTTTCAAATGATTCTGCTTCTACAACAGTACCATTCTCTAATTTCCTTTCTTCCAGTTTTACTGGAATATCAAGGAGTGTACGAATCTTGTTTATCATTTTACTTGATTTCATAATTGTATAACGTTTATTAAATTTAATTTTGCATTTTCATTATGCAGTTCTACTTATTACTCCAATTCCTTGCGACCAGATGTCTCCATCACAACAATCTCTGGAATAAGAATTAGTATCTTTACAAAGACAAGCCCTACTGCCACCTTTAGGACTTGTTCTACTTGGTATATAAGTTTTTTTATACATTATTTCCTGTTCTTAAACTACTTAAAGCACCTCCAATAGCTTTAAATTCTCTATCTGCTGTATTATCTATATAATTATTATTATACGCTATTCTTCCTTCTGCTGGTAAATCATTCGGTTTAATTCCAAGTATTTTTACATTATCTTTATAATCTTTAGAACCTTTTTCTATTTTTTTATTTCTACTTTTTACATCTTCAACACTTTGAGCTGCTGATAATAATAAATCAAAAGCCTTTCTTGTTTTTGTTCTAACCTTCATCATAGATTTTTCATTAGCACTTACATCGCTTAATATTCTGTTTAACAAATTAAGTTCTACTCTGTGAACATTTAATTCAGTTTTATCAGTATCTAATTGATTAATAATATTATTTAGAATTTTTTTATCCATAGTTATTCTAGTTAGGTTTTATAGCTGTTAAATCATTTATATTTCTTTTCAGAATAGATATTCTTTTTTCTGTTTTTTCTTTTGTCCTATCTAAACTGTCCATATATGTCCATACTCCAGCATCTTTTTTTGATATACCAATATTTTTTAATTCTGATTCAAATTTTTGAGAAAGTTTATTAATATTTTTAATTAATTTTTCGTATTTATTTAAAGAATCTTTATATTCTTTTTCAGCTTTAACAACAAAATAAAAACCTTCTTCACCAGTCAATAAAATTAATCCATATTCTTCTATTGCTTTTTTTATATCATTTATCATATTTAATTCTACTCTTTCTAACTCTATCTTTTCATCAGATAGTCTATCAAATACTTTTTGAATTTCTTTTTTATTTATCATTTTATTGTAAAAATTTATATGCTTGATCTAATTTAGATTGTATTTTTTTATCCATAGTTTTAATTTATTTATGCGTACATTTTTCCTTTTATAGCACTTTTTAAACTTGCTATTTGTTTTTCATAATAATTTGCATTAACATCTACCCCTAATTCTTTACCTGCTTTTTTTAATTTATCTACTTTTTTTTCAAAACCTTTAGCTTTATTTAATATTTGTTTTTCTTCTTTATCTCTTTTTTGTCCTAAAATTTCTGCTTTTCTAAACTTTTCAATATATTCTTGGTGCAATTTACTTAAAGACTTAAACTCTGATACTAAAGATTTCAATTCATTGTCTATATCATCTACTAAAGCAAGTTCTACTCTTTCTCCTTTAACAATACTTTTGATCTGGTTAAGTAATAAATCAGCTTTTTCTTCAGACATATCTACTTTAGGTTTTTGCATCTTATCAGCAAAGTATCCTTCAATAGAAAATCCTTTAACCTTACCAGTCTTAACATAGTCATTCCAGACTTCATCGTTATTGACTTTTAAAGTTCCCATCCAAGTTCCAACTGGTACATTCAAGCCATACTTTCTGGACTTGTCATACTTTTCATCTTCTACTATCCAAGATTCTACTAAAGTAAGTCCACTTAACTCGTGGCTGTGTTCTAAAGTTGAATTGTTTTGATTGCCATTTTTTAAATATAACTGACTAGCTTTTTCAACAGTTTCTTTAGAAAAATAAATATAATACTCATCTTCTCCACTTGTTCTGAATATTGGTTTATTCGGAATAAGTAAAGCACCCATTAATATCTTTTTTTCTTTATCTACTTCTGCAAGTTTTACTTCGTCAGACTTTAACGCTAAAAAATTCTCCTCTATTGCTGGATTTTCTACGATAGAAATAGCGTCTATTCCCATCATACTTTGTGCTTCATCTAATATTAATTCTATTATTTTCATTCTTAAAACATTTCTTAAAACTTTTTTTTATTATCTTTTTAAACAGTCTTTTAAAAGTCTTAGTTCTGTTTGCATACATACATAACGATTTAGTTAAACAATTTTGTATTTATATAGAAGCTCCATCTACTATATTCCTTTCTAAGCTCTGAGCAGTTGTAACATCGTTGCTTACCACATAGGCTTGGACTGGTTGTTGGACTTGATCCCCAATAGCATCTGCCAACTGATTCATACCACTTGAAGCTACCGTATTTATATCAGGTGGAGTAGGTGCTGGAGGTGGAGATGGTGCTGCAATACCAGCGTCTCCTCCTGCTCCTCCCTTAGCAAAACTTGGTGCTGGAGGTGGTTTTGTTTTTAAAATATTTTTTACATTTACAAATCCTGCTGCGATTACTGCTGCCATCTGTATAAAGTTAAATGGGGGTGGTGCAGAACCTAACGCAAGGTTTGCTCCTTTATAAGTATCCATTATCGCTTGAACAACTGCTAACGCTTTTCCAAATTTTGAATTTTCTCCTGCTAAACCAGCTAACGTTCCTAACGTTGCCTCTACTGAAGCCATCTTTGATTTCTGTAAATCTTTATCCATTTTCTTTTCTAGGAGGTCACTCGCTTGTTTGAATGTCAGTAACTCATTATTAGCATCTACCCAAGCCTGAGTTCCTTTTTTATATAAGTCTCTTTGTTCTGTTAATCTTTTTTCTTCGGCTGCATTTACTATTTCTAAATCATCTAATCTTCTTTGTAATTTTCTAGCTTCTCCATCTATCATCTCTACTTCAAAATCTCTTTGAGCTTGTTCTCTTTCTGCTTCAGCATCAGAAATTGATGTAGCAAGTTCTAATTTTTCTCTGTCTAAAGCTAAATCGTTTGCTTTTTGTTCTGATCTAAACCCAGCTATCTGAGCTTCTACTGCTGCGACCTCATTTTTAGCTTCTAATAAAGCAATTTCATTTTCTAAATTTTTATTTTTATTAAATTGAACCTGAGCTGCTGCTAAAATAGCATTAGCATTTGCTAACATAGCTTTTTCCTGTTCATCTAAAACTGCATTTAAGTCATTGTTTGCCTGTATTCTTTCTTCTATTGTGTTTCTTTCTTCATCTCTTACCTGTCTTAGTTTTTCTGCCTGTAAGTCGTACTTTTCTATTAAGCCTTGATTTTTTACTGTTGCCAGATCTGCTGTCTTTTGTAAATCTACATTTGCTGCTGCTGCTTTAATTGTAGATTTTGTGTATTCTACAATAGATCCTGTTACTTTAGTAGTTACGTCTTTTATTTTTTCAAATGAACCATCTACTCCTGTTAAAACATCTATGTATTCTTTTCCAGCTAAGGAGGCTTGTTCTACTGCTCCATCCCAGTCTCCTTCAAAGAATTTTTTTACAGCACTTCCAAGATAACCTAAAGTATCTATTGCAGAATTAAACCTTTCTATAATGTTATTTTTAAAAGAAGTTCCTAAGTTTTTGATAGATTGTACTGGATCATCAAAAATAGATTTAAAATATCCTATAACCGTTCCAACATTACTGTCTAAGAAATTAAAGAAATCATTAAACGCTAAAGATAACGCTTCAAAGGTCGTGTTAAAAAAGTCTGCTACCTTTTGGTTTTCATTAAAGACCTCAGCAAGTTTCGCAAAAGCAGCTACAGCTAAACCTATTCCAGCAGCTTTCATAGCTGTTCCTATTTTGCCAACTCCTTTAGCGACACCATCAGAGGATTTTTTAACGTCTTTTAATCCTTCAGCAGTATTTTTATTGCCTTTAGAGACTTGTTCGTTAAGTTTTTTTACTTCTTTCTGTAACGATTCAATCTCCTTTACTGCCTTGTCGGTTTTAGCTTTTAATTCTACCTCTATTGTTTTAGCCATCGGTATTCGTTTTTAATTTGTTTAAATCCTTCTTTAAAGGTTTCAGGAATTTTATATTTTCCCTGAGCAATTCTTATACTTTCTGTTTCGCCTTTAGCGTGATCTAAAAGTTCTAATAAATATTTTATCATACTACATTCAATAATTCTAAACTACTTTCTCCTGTTGTTAAATTGGTAGTCATACTATTTATTCTGTATGTGTATCCATTTAACGAAATTTTATCATTTAATTTTAAATTGTAAATCATTTTTAAAGGTAAGTACGCTGAAACCTTAGTTAAACGCCTTTTGTTATTAAAGACATCTTGAATATAAGTCTTATAATAGTTTTCAAATAATGTTCCTGTAAAAGTTGTATCTTCTGTGTATTCGTTTACCTCTAACTGAAAGTTTATGTTTTGTGTACTCGTTCCAGAAGCTAAGGCTTGACTATTTGAAGGAATCCAATAATCATTAATAGAAGCATTTGATGACGCTGATTCTTTTAATAAAATATCTGTTCCGTTTAGTTCTCTAATTGCATAAAAAATAATCGGTTGTCCTATATATGAATCTTTATTATCATCCGCACACCATCCCCATTGAACATCAGTTATAGCTCCAGCTTGACTATATAACCTTTCATATTGTAAATGTTCATAAGGAACTTGAATTTTATAACTCCCTTCAGGTGCATCATAAATAGCGTCATCTAACGTATAAGACAAAGAACCCCATCCTGAGTTTTCTAATTGTTCGTATTGTTTAGCTAAATATGTTCCTAATCCTTGAAAAGAAAATTCAATTTCTTTAAAAGGTAAAGCTATATTTACTGTACCTTTTTTTACATCTACATAATCATCTAAATCCCACACTACAGAAGAAGCAGCATAATAACTGTCTAAAGTTCTAACTACAATAGTTCCTGTTACGTCAACGTAAGCAGTTAAATTAAATGTCTTAAATATTCCAGTAAGAAAATCTATAACTTTCATTTTAGGGATTTGTTCTGTTATCACAAACTCAAAATCTGCTGAAGTTGCCTGAGCAGAGGTGCTTCTCCATTCATCTGACCAGCTAGATACAGCTTCTCCTTTTTGTCCTGTTAAAGCCCATCTAATATCTCCTGCATCAAAAAACGAAGTAGCACTTGTAGCTGCTCTC